TGCTGGTGCTGGTGCAGGTGCAGGTGCAGGTGCAGGTGCAGGTGCAGGTGCAGGTGCAGGTGCTTCCGTCAGCTTCTCCAGTGCATCTGCTATTCGTTTAAGATTATTTTCAATCGACATAAAACTCTTCTCCCTTTTGTTCATCTGTTTTTGTGATGGTCAACCGGCCATCGTTGAACGCTGTAATAATCTCACGCAGCACGTCAGAATGATTACGGCGAACCTTGCCGCACTTCTTTTTAAGCTTCTTCAACTCCCGTGCGTCCATTCTAAGTTGAAGTGTTTGATCAAGTATCTGCATCGTAGTCCTCCTGTTTTTGTCGCAGATTGTAGTATGATGTAGTGATTTGTCAAACTACGATAAAATCTGATTCAGTGCTGCCGGCTGATTACTGGCAACCAACCGGTTCAGAGCTGCTACACCTGCAACGCGAGGTGTCAGCAGCTTGCAGCCGCATGGGTGCTTTTCGGCTTTGTTCACCTTTGCCAGGATCTTGCCGGTTTTCACATGAACCAGGTTGTCATCATCATCAACGGTGAACTCGTGCAGCACGTCACCTATTCTGTATTTAATTATCATTACCTTTCTCCTTTCTCTCATTATCTGCGGCACATTGTAATGACCTGTAGCACATTGTCAACCTTTTCTTTACAGCCTCGTTTCGCAGTGCTATCTTCCGCGATGCCCCGTAGGTGGCCGGATAGCTTCCGGCCTATTTTTACCTGCGGGAGTTTCTATTACGGGGATCGCACATGAATAAAGCATCAGACCTATTTTTATCAGAAAGAAAGAACAAACACGTGCGTATTAAACTACAGGACGGTTCTATTATACTGGGAACTCTGATTGAGTGGGATGCATTCACTGTCGGGATATTAGTAGGTAATAATGACATACTCATATTCAAACACGCAATCGTTCACATTATATGAAGGACTTCCTATCAGCAGTCTTCGCTGAAGACGCGCCTTATGTATATATAACAGACTTCACCCATGACCCCAACAACATACCTGCCGGGGAGCACCTGCGCGCGTGGTCAGGTGACTATGCTCACCGATACACCCTGCGCAACGGGACCAATCAATACTTCTGCATCAGCATCTTCAACCCTGATGAGCACGGGCGAGCACGCCGACGTAAGGCTCTGTTCCTGCGCACCCGGGTCATTGTGCTTGATGATGTCAAAGAGAAGCTGCCAATGTCTGAGGTCAATAAGCTGCCGTTGCCGTCGTACATCATTGAGACGTCGAAGGGATCAGAGCAATGGGGTTACATCTTAACCACACCGTGCTCTGACAGAGGTCGGGTTGAGAACCTGCTTGATGGCCTGGTAGCCAACGGCCTGGCCCCTAACGGCAAGGACCCCGGCATGAAGGGCGTAACCCGCTTCATCCGTATGCCTGGTGGTTATAACACCAAAGCATCCAAGGCTAACCCTGACGGCACACCATGGCAGGTGCGGATCGTTGACTGGCACCCTGAGCGCACTGTCACCATGGAGCAGCTCGCTGAACCGTTCAACGTCAACCTGGACGCAGTGCGACGCGACGCCCGGGTTGATGGTGCTGCACTGGTACCGGATCACCCACTGCTCGCCGCCGGCCTCAATCTCAAGAGTGAGCTGTCGCCTGGCCGGTACGATATCACCTGCCCATGGGTAGATGAGCACACAGGCAGTGTTGACAACGGCACGGCCATCTTCACCAATGAAGACGGATCGATTGGCTTCAAGTGTCATCATGGTGCCTGTCAGCATCGATCAGGTGCAGACCTGATCCGGCGTATAGAAGAAATCGAACCAGGCTTCGGTGAGTCATACAGGACCTGGAGCCTGAAGCGCATGTTCTCTGATGTTCCGGTGAGTGCTGTGACGCCGACCGGCGATCTAGAGGTTGTTGACCCCATAGACGTCGGCCTGGATCAACTGTCACACGCAGAACCTGGATCACAGCAGCAGGTGGAGCTGGCGAACAAATGCCTGCTGGCGATCTCAATGAGCACACCTGCCAGGCAGCCGGGTTTATATAAAACAGTGCGCACGATCATGGACTGGACCGCCGCAGAGCTTACGAAAGTTATCAGAGGTATGTCGGAACATCAGCCGCGCGACCTCTCTGAACTGTTTAAGCAGTTCATCTTCATCAAAAGCATGAACCGGTTCTATGAGTCACGCACCGGGCTATTCTACAGCCCTGAAGCATTCAGGAACTCTTACTCTGATTATGATCCNGANGTTCTGACGATGGGGATCGGCGGCGGNATNGAGAAGATCGATAAGATCGAGTTCGCACCCGANATGCCTCAGACGTTCACACGCGGTAACGTCAGCTATGGTAACACATGGGAGAAGATACTTGAAACAGGTTCTGAGGGTGACTGTAGTCAATGGCTGAATCACTTTGACGTGCTAGGGTGGTCAGAGCACCGGGATCATATCCTCAAGTTCATGGCGTACACTATGCGGCATCCAGGACGTAAGATTAACCACGGTATTCTGCTGGCCGGCAACGAGGGTGTTGGTAAGGACTTCATCCTTGAACCACTGCGCCGGTTCATGAACGGTCAGTACAAGTCGATTGAAGGTTGCAAGCTGGCCAGTGACTTCAATGATTATCTATGGGGTACCAAGTATCTCAACATCAATGAGACTGACGTAGGGGACCATAAAGAAGCACGCAAGATCGGTAACCTGCTGAAGCCACTATTGGCCAGCCCACCGGACACACTGTCATTGAATCAGAAAGGGTTACCGGCGATTGATGTATTGAACATTGTCAATGTCACCATGACCACCAACTCAGATCACCCGGTGTTCCAGACTGAGGTCAGCCGCCGCCTGATGGCACTGCGCACTGATCTTCAGATCACCGAGGGGACAAAAGAACANTGGAANNCATATTGGGANNNCTGCTGGAGCTGGATGCGNAATNGTGGNGGNGCGCACTGCATNCATTATCTGCTGAATAAAGTGGATCTGAGTGACTTCGACCCGGGTCAGTCGCCGCCGGTTACCGGGTTCCTTAAAGAGATGGCCGATCAGTCGAAGACGTTGCTTCAGGTAACGATTGAAGACCTGGTTGCCGGGCGCGTTGGTCCGTTTGCAAAGGATCAGATGACTACCGGCGAGATTGTTGACGGGATCAAGGCGTGCGCTCTCGCTGGGGATAGCAAGGTCTGTGTCGAGCTGAGTCGGGTGAATAAGATCACCGTCGGCAGGGTTATGCGCAAGATCGGTGCTACCCGGGTACACACGAATAAAGGTAATGAGTGGAAGTTAAGGTGAAATAAAAAGGCCGCCCTGTTGAGGCGGCCTTCTATCCAGTGTGCGGACTGGGGTTTAGAACGTGAAGCCGAGCGACTCTACAGCCGAGCGGAACTCTTTGAGCAGTCCCGGAAGTCGTGCTTCAAGCTTCGCTTCGGTGAAGTCTTTAAGCTCTGCTTCAGGCCAGATTGCGCAGTTCCGAGCAGCTTCCAGGTTAGGCTCGACGGCCTTACACCATGCTGTCGGCGTTTTCACATAATGATAGTCATGCGTACGTAACGCCTCCAGAAACTCTTCAGCTTCTCGCAGACTCTTAAACGGAGCCTTGTACCACTGACCTGACTCATTCTCTTTGATGAACCCTGTGAGACTATAATTAGGGCTGAGATCGTATGTGTCACGACCATCATAAGGGACTTCAACAACATTGATATTGTCATAGTCACCGACACTATCTAGATACTCCCAGAACCCTCGCTCCTGTTCAGCAAATGTAATGGGGAAGTCTACAAACGCGAACCTGGTATCATACTTCACTGGCGCGCCGATCTCAACACCAGCGTGGTCCCTGTCACGAGCATGATACAGACTGTTTGCTACATAGTGCAGAGGTCCGTCACTTGAGCACAGATGCCACTTGATCAACGGTACCAGCTCGGGGAACGCATTCGCGACCTCTTCATGGATACAACCGCATGACAACGTTGCCCGGTCGCCCCTGCGTCCTGCGATGTACTCAGTGCCGGTGATTGCGAACGTATTGTGACCGTTACCGCACTCATCGTCGTATCTTACCTCTGCTACGATATCTACCACCTCGCCGGCCAGGTTCTTGATACCTGATGCCGTGAAGGTTTTTACTTGTTTACGTGTTAATACTGATTCCATTGTTACTCTCCCGTTTCTCTATTATGTGCCGGCTCATGCCGCCGGCTGGCTTAATAATCCGAACTGTAATGATTTGTAATACAGATGTCAAGCACTTTATTCGATCAGGCTGATGAAGAAGCAGATGCAAGCATTCTTCACGAACCACTGGCCATCTGTTCCGTCCCAGTAATTGACCCGGCAATCAACTCCGTTCAGATCAGCCAGGGCCTTCAGCTTACGAACGATCTGGAGCCGGGTTGCGCCGGCGGGGAACGTGTGGCGATGCTTCCTGACCCATGAGTAGTTGGCCTCGCCTGCGAACGTGTCTGTAACTTCGATTTCATAAGTGCTCATGTTATACCTCCTACAGATATCCTACTTTCTCATTGTGCTCGTCATATACAGCGACAAATGCCGCAGTGTGATTGTCCCGGGAAACCTCGACCTCGTATGCCCAGCCATCGGTCTCTTCGATGTTCAGAGTCTCTGCAAGGGACTCTGCATCGCGGGTGCTCATGACGTGTGAGCAAGTTGTGTTGTGAACTGTGATCATTGGTTATACCCCTTTCCTGGGCAATTGATTCTGTACCCAGCCTTTATGAAAAGATTTGATGATCTTTGTTCCATTACCATCTTTAAGAGTAATGGAGACTGCTAAAGTTTCATCCTCTCTCATGCGTATATCAGCTAGTAAAAAAGCTTTAACCTTGCTTGGTGTGTCATAGTCAACATTACCAGCGATGTTTATGATTAGTACATTATACATTTGTTCGTACCTCCGTTTCTCTCTTGTTCTAGTCACTGACTAGCGGAAGCCGGCCATCGCTGGCTCGGCAACCGTTAGGTAGCGATTATGAATATGAAAAGACGATATTACCGTCAGCAAAATGCGCTGATGTCCACTCGCGGTTTAATGCAGGCCAGTTCTTCAAACCTTTGTACTCGACAGGATAGCTGCGGAACGTGTTCACATAGTTCAATATCCGTTCTTCATCAGTGAATACTTCAGCATCAGTGAACTCAGCGATGAACTCGTCATATACGCCGGTGTGGATGACAAACGATGTAGTGTCATAATGTGTTCCATCAGCCTTGCGGTAAACCGAGGTGCGGTGAAAAGCACGCAGCGTGTCTTTGACTGATTCTTGTACTGATTCTGGTAGATCGATTAGTTTAATCATGTTCAACTCCTTGCCCGATTCCGGGAATAATCCGAACAGTAATACTTTGTAATACAGATGTCAAGCACTTTGTAATACAAGTCATTACAAATCCCGAGAATAGCACTTTTTTGATCTTTCACTTTGATCTTTCACTTGCATTTTCTTTGTTATCGTGGTGTAGGGTTATTATGATTCAGATAAACTACTAATTACAGCGGTAGTATTATTTGCAGGGTTGTGAAGGATGCACATCTTTCATCATTCACTGATCCTTCACTCAACTTTTCCTTTATATTCTATATACTTACTACTTATTAGTGAAGGATGAAAGATTAAATATAAAAAGTTAGTAGAATAGAATAAATAGTAATAAATATACAACAACATTTTTTTGCAGGACTGAAAAAGCAATTTTTTTCTAAGCTAAAGGAGTTGGAACTGATCTTTCACTCTCACTCTACAGAACTACCAATTTTTGTGCGGTTAGTAGTACATAACCAGGCTTGCAGAATGATGTTGGATCGGTATATAGTTGCGGCATGAAAACAGGTAGAAAGCCCCTATACACTGATCCGGATGTTGTTGCTGCGAAGATCGATCTGTACTTCGAGTCGCTGAAGAATGACGACGGTGAGGACGGTGTTCCAACGATGTCAGGGTTAGCACTTGCCCTGAACATGCATCGGGATACACTGCATGACTACAGCAGGAAGCCTGCATTTTCCGACGTTATAAAGTTTGCGAAGCAGAGGATCGTCAATTATTGGGAGCAGAATCTCAACAATTCCGGGTGCTCCGGTACAATATTCTGGCTCAAGAATCATGGTGGCATGAGTGACAGACAGGAGCACGATTTCACGTCGAAAGACGGCAGCATGAGTCCGAAGGCAGCCGTTGATCCGGCACTGAGTAAGGCCATCATTGAAGCACTCGATAAAACCATCTGACATCACCCAGGACACAATCGATGAAGCACTGAAGCCGAAGCTGCTCGTTGATTTCCTGTTCTTCACTCGATACTTCTTCAAGCACACGACCGGTAAGAAGTTCATCATCACCAAACACCACAAGATAATCGCTGAAGCACTGATCCGGGTTGTGTCCGGTGATTGCCCCAGGTTGATCATCAACATTCCACCCCGGTACGGTAAGACCCTGGTTGCTGTTCACATGTTCCTTGCCTGGATCATGGCGAACAATGCAGCAGCAAAGAACATTCACATCTCGTACTCTGACGACCTGGCGCTGGATAACTCGGCAGCAGTGCGCGACATCGTCAAGTGCGATGATTTCCAGCGACTGTTCCCTTGCACCCTTCGCACTGACTCTGACTCCAAAAAGAAATGGTACACTGACAAAGGCGGCGGCCTGTATGCTGTTGCATCCGGTGGCGCTATCACCGGTTTCGGTGCCGGGGCGCTGGATCGCACGTATGAGGGTACTTATTCGCCCGCTGACGGCTTTGCCGGCCTGATTGTGATAGATGACCCACTGAAGCCTGATGATGCCTTCAGTGAGACTGTGATGGACCGGATCAATCGCCGGTTCAACAACACCATTGCTTCCAGGTGTAACGCTCCTGATACCCCAATCGTGGTGATCATGCAGCGATTGCATGAAGACGATATGTCCGGGTTCCTGCTCGATGGTGGATCAGGTGATGAGTGGGAACACTTATGCATGCCGGCCATCGATGAGAACGGTGTCGCACTGTGGCCGGAGAAGCTGGATGCAGATCGCCTGGAGCAGATGCGCCTGGCTGATCCTTACACGTTCGCCGGGCAGTACATGCAGTCACCATCACCG